GTACACGCTGGGCCGCTGCGTGACGGATACCGAGTCTGTCTGGGAGTTCGAGGCGAGCAAAAATGCTGACTATCCGGTTTGACAACCTGGAGGAGGTACGCCAGGCGTACAGCCCGGACGTGGTCCGAAAGGCCACCAAGTCCGCTATGGATAGACTGAGCAAGGCATCCGCAACGGCAGTTTCTAGGGCAATCCGTGACGTGTATCCGCTCAAGGCGGGCGACATAAAGCGCGCGTTTAAGACAAAAACGCAGATGCGCGGCGACGATATTTCTGCGCTGATGATATACACGTCGAAGCGTATACCGCTTGCCGAGTTTGCCGGCGGGAAACCAAATCGCCGAAACCGACCAAAAGTCAGCACGGCCCGCGGCACCCGATACGGCGCAAAGGTGCGCGTGGTCAAGGCAAGGCCGGCCAAGCTGATACCTGGTGCATTCTGGGCGCGCAGCAAGATATTTCGCCGCGCTGGATCGAGTCGCCTGCCGATAAAGCAGATGACGGGTCCGGGTGTTGCTCAGATGGTCCGGTCGCCGTCTGCGCTGGATGCCATCAATTCCACGGTATCAAACAAAGCTGACGCCATTTTGGCCGACCGCCTCAACTTCTACTCTGGCCGGAGGGCTGGCGTCCTGTGATCCTTGATTTCATCACCTACCTGCAGGGCGAGTTGTCGCAGGACGTCAAATATGCGTACACATCGGACCCTGTTGAGGATGTCGACGAGGATCTGCCAATCATTTTCGTCTACCCGGGTAGCTTCTCTGCCTCGCCGTCCGAGACTGATAACTACGTGCGCCAGCTGATTAGCGAGGAAGTGATCTGCCTGATCGGGTGCCCGATTGCGGACTATGAATCTATCCGCGACCAGTTGCGCGCCGCCGCTATCGGATGGACGCACGAGGAATACGACGCGCTGGAATTGTCCGGCGGGGAAACGCTCAACATCGCCGGCGGGGTTATCTGGGTGCAGGAAACCTACATGACGCGCCGAATCATCAGGCAGGTGTAACCCGCCGACGTCATCAACTGGCTCCAAAGGAGGTGCCGCTGTGAAAACGCGTAAGAAAGTGATTTTCGCCAAAATTGAACAAACGTATGGGGTTGATCCTACCCCGGCTGGGACTGACGCTATTCTCACCAGTGGCCTGCAGCGCTCGCTGTATGAAGGCAACGTGATTTCTCGGGACAACGACCGGGCCACCCTGGGCGCAGAGACTACGATCAACACCGGGCCTAATGTCGTCATCGAGTTCTCCGTCGAGCTTGCCGGGTCCGGTACCGCTGGGACGGCGCCTGCTTACGACGTGCTGCTGCGTGCGTGTGGTTTCGAGCCTACGGTAGATGCTGGCGTCGATGTCACCTATACGCCGCGGTCGTCGGGTTTTGAATCTTGCACGATCTATTACCAGCGCGACGGAGAGCGCCAGGTCGCCACGGGCTGCCGCGGCACTGTGACGTTCGATTTCTCCATAGGCGGTTACCCTAAAATGAACTTCCGACTGGTCGGTAAGTATGCAAAGCCGTCTGCGCAGTCAGACATCCTCGCTGATATCACCGATTTCGAAGATCCGCTGCCGGTCAACTACGCCAACACAGGGACTTTCACGCTTGATTCCTACAACCTGATACTGCAGTCGCTGAATGTCGGAATGAATGCCGAGACGCCGTACATGAACATGGTAAATCTCGAGGAGGTTTTCTACGTTGACCGGTCGCCGTCCGGCCAGATCTCCTTTCTTGCGCCGACCATTGCCCAAAAAGACATTATGGCCCTTGTCGAGTCGCATGCCGGCACTATCACGACGTCTGTCATGCAGCTTGTTCATGGCAGCACTGGCGGTAACATCATTCAACTGGACGCGCCTGCAGTGCAACTTTCCGGCCTATCTGAGGTGGACATCTCTGGCGAGCAAGGCTACCAGTCGGATGCTATTTTCGTCCCCACTGGCGCCGGCGACAACGAAGTGACTTTGGTGGTTAAGTAATGTCTATTCTCAAAGGTGTTCGTGACCGAATTGATGTCAAGGTCATCGCAAACGTAGATACGGACCATGGCAAAACGCTCAAGGTTCCGTTCGTCATCACTTCAAAGAAGCCGACGCAGGAGGAGCGCAAAGCCGTCATGGGCGCTATCAAGGATGGCGTCATTGATGATGAGGCGCTACTGCGAGAGTATCTTCTTGGTTGGCATAGCCTTCCCGGCGCTGACGGTGCGGATGTGCCGTTTTCTGATGAAGCGGTGCAGGAAGTGTTGCAGTCACCGGAGTACCTGCAGGCTGTGGTTACGGGCATTCTCACTGCAATCGCCGGGAAGGAAGCGCTCACAAAAAACTGATCGAGGCGGGCAAGCGCTGGGCGCAGAATGAGCCTGACGCTGAAGATGATGGCGAGCCAGATACCGTCATTGTAGAAAGGGAAGGCCCGCCTCCCTTCCGCGTACATCCTGACAACTGGGAAGCTTTCGAGCTTTTCACGCAGCTGCGGACGCAGTGGCGGGTGTCGGTCGGGATGGCCGGCATCGTTTACCACGGCATCGACTATGCGGCTGCTCGCGCGCTTCTTGACATTGAGGCGCCGGCGCAGCGACGCAAACTGTTCCGCCAGATACGCCTGCTTGAAATGGGCGCGCTGAGTGTAATCAATGGCAAAGACGTATCAGACAACGCTGCTTATCCGCGGTGACTCCAAGAACGCCGTGCGGTCGGTATCTCTGACCCGCGACGAGTTGGAAAAACTGACGGGCGCGCAGAACAAGGCCGGTAAAGCGTCCGCGTCGTTTGCGCAGCGCATATCAAAGTCGCTTGGAATTTCCCGCGAGGGATTCAATCAGGCCGCAAAGCGCGCCACGATGTACGGCACTGCGGCGGTGAGTGCTGCCACCGCAGCTGGTGCGGCTATGGTGAGATCTGGACTGCAGCAGGTGGACAGTCTGGCCAAGACTGCCGATTCCATCGGCATCAGCACCGAAGCGCTGGCGAAGATGCGCTTTGCCGGTGAGCAGACCGGCGTTGCTGTGGGTGTCATGGATAAGGCGCTAGGCGACATGACGCGCAGGCTAGGCGAGGCGTCTACAGGGACTGGTGAGGCCAAGGACGCGCTAGAATCTCTCGGGATCAACGTGCAGGATATCATCAGTTTGCCCGCCGATGAACAATTTGCGCGTATCGCTGAAAAGCTTGGCCAAGTTGAGTCGCACAGCCAAAAAGCGGCGTTGTCCTACGACATCTTTGGCCGCTCTGGAATAAAGCTGCTCAATACCGTCAATGCAGGCGCGGAAGGTCTGGCCGCTATGGGCAAGGAGGCCGAAGCCGCAGGGCTTGCAATATCCCGAGACATGGCCGCAAAAGCGGAGATGGCAAATGATGCCATGAACCGCGCAAACAAGCTTTTCTCGGGATTCACTCAACAGCTTGCGATTCAGTTTGCGCCCGTCATTACTGCCGTCGCTGACAAGTTGTTTAATGTCGGCAAAGAATCAAGCGGGATGGAGTCGCTAGCTACGCAGGCGTTTAACAAAGTTATTTCTGCAATGGGATTTGTGGGTGACGCCGCACGCGGATTGGAGATTGCGTGGCTCACGCTCAAGGCAGGCGCGCTAGCCATGGCGACTGCTGTGCTGTCGTACTTCGACATGGTATATAAAGGCATCAGCAAGTTGGCAAGCTTCTTGCCGGGTGTCGAGATTGACTACGAGAGTTCCAGCTTTCACCAGTTCGTCACCAGTATGCAGCAGGACACCTTTGAGACTGCTCAGGCTATCCGTGACAAGCTGAGCGAAGAGCTGCCGTCTGACAAATTTGCGCGCGTTGCGGCAGAAGCTAATGCGGCCATGGAAACGACTATTCAGTCGTCTAGCCGTATGGTGGATGAAACGTCAAGGGACATGATTACAGTGGCGGATATTTCCGAGAAAGCCACGGAGGAGGCGGCGGAAAAGGTAAAGAAATCCACGGAAAGCGCAGTCAGTGCTACAGAAACCATAGTCACACGCGGATTCGAGCGGATGCGAGACGGCGTCGGTGAGTTTTTCAAGAGCATCATTGTAGACGGCAAGGCTTCTTTTTCTGATCTCGCCGGTCTTTTTCGATCTACTATTGCGGAGATGATTGCGACTGCTGCCAGCAATCGCATCATGCTGAGCCTGGGCCTAGGCGGCGCGTCGGCTGGCGCCGCTGCGGGGTCAATATTTACGCCCGGTGGCGGTATTGGCGGAGGTATAGCTGGCCTGGGATCTTCTCTGCTTTCCGGATTTGGTAACTTTGGTGCTGGCTTATACAACACGCTAGGCGATGCCGCTACTTTCCTTGGGTTTGATTCTGCTGCCACTGCCGCATACGGCAAGGGCATGACCGCTACCGGGCTTGGTACGCTGGGCAACATTGGTGCCGGGATTGCCGGCGGGTTTCTGGCAAATCAGGTTTTCGGCCCAACTTCCGGCTTTGGTTCGATGCTAGGAGGAATTGCGGGCAGTTTTATCCCGATACCATTTTTGGGCACGGCATTTGGCTCCTTTCTTGGTGGCGGGATTGAGTCGCTATTTGGTGGCCAGAACAACGGCAACAACCAGGGTCGCGCAGATCTCAATTTTGCCACTGGTCAGGCCCAAGCGTTTGGCGTCGGGAAAAGTTTTGATGAGCAAAACGTATCCAGCACGCAGCAGCTTGCTGGTCAGCTGATGTCGTTTGCGCAGTCTATCGGCGGCAGCTCCGCGGCGTTTCAGATCGAAGTTGGCACGAACAGCGGGCT